GGGGAGATCCGTGCGCTCAATGGCGAGAAGGTCGGCTTGGCTGGGGATCGGCGGTGTGACTGGATGACTATGCACGACTGCCGTGATCTCACCGGCATCCTCGGCTGCGGCATAGTCCTGCGGATCGAGGATGAATTGTTCGGTACCCGCAGCGAGGTTGCGGCAGGGCCAGTAGCGTTCGCGGCCTTTGACGACCACCACTAAGCCGCACGCCTCACGTGGATCCTCTGCTTTTGCGTGCATGAGTGCAGCATCGCGCCAAATAAGTGGTGTGGGACCAGTAGGTGAGATGTTCATAAGGAGCTTAGGCAAAATAGGTACCTACTCCAGGGAAAGACCCGAAGGGTAATTCAGCGTTTGTCCCAAACCGTACTTTACAGCTATTTAACCGCTTACCGCATACGTCCTGTGCAGCACTGGCCACGGATTGATCGCTTTCGTTGAAATAGTTGGTTCCTGTGTATCCACATTCGGCGGAGCGATATACCCACTGGCATATGTTACTGATGCACTGGCGCTTGGGGGCTCGAACACCGATGAGGTCAAAGGCGGCTGCCAGCTCAAACTCCACTACATCGCGGGTTTCGGCTGCTTTGCGATCAACGTAGTAGACCTCGCGGGGAAACTCAGCCGTGGGATCAGGGGTGCCATAGGGATTGACCCCGCCAGGGAAGTTCACAGCGTCGATGTACCGGGCTAGGGTGCGAATGCGCGTTACCTTTGCGCCCTCTAGTCCCTTGGGCAGACTGAGCAGGATTGACGTGATGGTGCCAAGGATGTTGCTGCAGCGAATCTTGGGTCGAGGCAGAGCCCCCTTACCTTCGTAGGCAAAGCCTTCAGCCTCGACGGGAAAACGTGTGTAGGAATTACCTGCCCACACCAGCTCGCCGTTGCTGTTGAGGCTTGTGCCCGCGTGGAAGCGGTATGTGGTTGTTACGCCATGTTGCAGTGCGTTTAGCTCTAGAGTAAATAGCTCGATTATGGCGCTTGGGGAAATCGCCTGTAGATCGGAGATAGGGACGGCCATAGATTTTAAGGTTCGTAAACCTGACGGAATGTGGCTCTAATCTGGTTATTATTGCAGTTACTAAGGGTAAGCTGCCAGTCGTCGCAAACGTACTTACCAGCGGTTCCACGGGGAGGAGTCCAGTCAAAACTCTCTACGCCGCCTCGTGCGTCTAGAAAGGCGAGGATCAGATCGCGCTCGGCATCCGTGCGGTTAGAAAAAACCAACTGCCACTCCTTGGGGTTGGTGTTAAGGCCGAATCGTATGCGTTGTTCGTAGCCATCTCCTGATGCAAATTTGCGTACACGAGGCTTACTTACCTCTGTGGGCTCATAGGAACTGACGTAGGTAAATGTCGCCATGATTACACCTTACCTATTCAGGAGGCCGCCAGGTCGGCGTTGCTTAATCAATTCTGCCTGAACTGCCTGGGCAACTACTCGGCCGAGTTGCTCGCCTTGGCCGGCGTCACCTTGAACTGCGGTGCCGCTTGCGTCAACGCTGACGTTCACGGTAACAGGAGCGCCTCCACCTGCCTGCTCGACGCCTAGGCGGCCATTGGGGAGACGGCGGAGGGGCATGATCGCCTCTGGACCGGCCTCGCCCATAAGGCCGAGGCGCCCGGCGCCGCCGTTGGCGAAGGCAAACATCGTGGGGCGCTTGACGATGCCGCCCATAGCGAAGGGCTGGATGCCGTTGGCGGCGTAGGCGTTACCTAGGGCATTCAGCTTGACTCCACTAAATGCCAGCGGGTTAAAGCCGGCTTGGGTACTACCAAAGACAGAAGCACCTGATACTGGACCGGCGCCAGAAAAACTGAAACCGCTACTACCACCACCCCCGATGGCGCCGATAATCTGCATCACACTACGCAAAATTAGCTGTTGAATAATCATACGTGCCGTATTTTCCAAAATACTCTTAGCGAATTCTTGGAAATTGGCTGTACCTGTCGTGGTTAGGCTGAAGATGGCGTCCTCGACGCCCTTGATTCCGGTCTGAGCGAGCTGTGATGTGGCCTCGCGCATGGTGCCGATGGATTCGACGTATTTCTGAGCGCCCTCGCGTATGCCTGCACCTATATCACTATCTTGCCGTAAGCGTAGTAGACGCTGTTGTTTGTCTAATTCTTCTGTCTGACGCATAAGTACAGCATACTGGTCATTTAATATGTTTAAGCGCCCTTCGTAAAGGGTGTTAATTGCCTGTACATCTAATCCTTGTCTTATGGCTTCCTGGCGTTCAGTGTCCAGACGTGCTTTACGTTTGATGTAACTTAGTTCTTCCTGTGCAAACTGCCGGGCAAGCTCAGTATTCACGCCCGTGCTTAAGTATTTTGCCTGTAGATTGAGTAAAGTATTTTGTTCCTGTAAATTTTGTACCTGTTTATTACTTTCTTCTGTTATGGAAATAAAGCGATTCCTAATAGCATCTGCTTCTTGTTCCCTTACTAGCCTTTCTGCTGTACCACGTTGCTCAGCTGTAGCGCGGTCGAGGGCGCTAAGGCTTGGTATATCTATTTGCTGCGATCTAGGTAGTGGACGGACAGGCCCGACTGCGGGAGCTGCAGGTAGACTAGGAGCGAGCTGCTGTAGACGGCCCTGTAATTGTTGTAACTGTTCGTCTATTTGTATAATGCTACGGATAGGTAGCTGTGCAGGTGCGCCAATACGCGAGTTCAGAAGAGTACCTGCAGTTACTACATTCTCCCCTTTTTTATCCGGCTCAGAAACAACAACCCCAGTCGCCTGTGCTACCACAGCATTCAAGGAAGCCCGCTGCATGTAAAGAGCAGCGATTTTACTGGACACCTCTAACCGCTTACCTGCCGCGCCCGTACCTTCTTCGACAATCTTGGCTACATTTTTAGCGTACTCACGCTGTATGTTACCGATCTGCCTAGCGTAGGTTTCGTTGGCTTTATTTATGTCATCGGCTACTTTTTTCTGAAAATCTGCAAGAAGGCGAGCGCGCTGAGTCTGCTTATCGCTATACTCCGCGTCAATACGGATACGCTCTTCTCTACTTCTACGGAGGATCTCGCTGATCCCGCGCTCTGCATCAACAAGAAATGGGTTTTGTGTAGTTTCTGCACGGAAGGAAAGCTGTGCGGATGCCTGTAGATCGTTTAGCTCTCTGCGATTCTTAGCGATATCTCGCTCTACTGCAGTACGCTCGTCGGCAAACTGGCGTTCCAGTTGACGCGCCTGCTCGATCGCCTGCTTACGAATCTCTGCAATCTGCTCCTCGCGCTGGATACGTGCTTGTGCAAGCGCTTCTTCGCGTTGCTCAATAGCACTTAAAAGCGACTTTGCGCGATCTGCCGCAGCCGGATCTTGACTACCACTACCCGCACCTCGTTTACCGCGACGTGTGTAATCATCGGCAAGCTTTAGGGCTTCGCGTAAGCTCTGTATCCGCGACTCAAAAGAAGCTACAGTTTTACCTGTCTGTTGTTGCGTAGGTGTACCTTGTCCAAAAGTCTCGTCAAAGATAAATTGGAATATATTGCGCGTCTTTACCGCGTTAAGACGGTCCTTAGCTTCTTGTACTTTTCCTTCGTATGTACGAATAGCCTCTTCGATAGCTGCTACGGTCGTACCGCCCCCGATGATGCGCTCCGCAATCTCCTTGGCATTTCCAGTGGGGCCTGGGGTTCCTCCAAGGGCGCGTTCGGCGGCATCCCCGAAGGCATACAGCTGCTGGCCCAGCCAGAGCAGAGATTCAGCGGTTTCGGCTGCAAAGTTTTGGAAACCTGCGCCGCTTTCCTTAAGGCTTCTGCCAACAGCTAAGCGCATATTCTCAAGCGCCTTTTCCATACGCCTACCTGCGTACTCGGTGCTGTCAGCAAGGATTTCCGCATATTTACCACCGTCTTTATAATTCTTACGAGCAAACGTGATGAATTGTTCAATAGTTACACTGCCGGCTTGGAACGCTTGATCAAGTTCTTGCACGGACATCCTGTTCGCCTGCGCGAACTTGATGACAGCACCGGGAAAACGCTCACCAAGCTGGCCCCTGACCTCCTCAGCTGCCACTTTTCCCTTGCTGAGAATCTGTACGACGGCACGCATAGCACCATCTACATCAGCAAGACTTCCCCCTGTTTTAAATACGGCAGAGGCGGTACCTTCTAGGATTTGTCGCGTATCATTAGCGCTATAGTTAAGCTCTACAGTAGAAGCCCGCAGTTGTGTGTAGTACCTGTAGGTATCCGCAAGCGGTATAAGTAGCGACTGGCTAGCGCCTTCGACCGCCCTTGTAGACGCCTCAAACTCCCTTAGGTCTGTAGATACGCTTGCAAGTCCTATGCGCAGTTTGCTTATCGCTGCTGCCTGTTCGGTAAACACACCTAGCTGTTGACGCACCATGCCGACCTGCGCACCAAAAGCCGCGCCAGCGAAAGCGCCGCCCACGCCGCCCACGGCCAAGCCGCCGA